CCCTTGGTGCACGTGGCATCGCCCTCCTACTCTCGGCCTTTGCCTCGCTGTGGCTCCTCGCTTCTTGCGGTGTGAGCTCCCCCCACAGCCGCCCCCCCGCCGCCGGGGCGGCAAGCTCAATGCTGGTATGTCCGTCACGTCGATCCTCGCCGCGCTCTCCCGCGTGGGGTGGGGCCCGCTCAGGGGCCGCGAGTTCGCCGCCTCGAGGGCGATCCTCGACACCCTCTCGCTCATCGCTCACGACACCCGCTCGGACCTGACCGCGATCGTCCAAACCACGGCTAGGCAGCTCGCCAAGCGCGCCGGATACTCTCTTCGGCATACCTCGAGGTGTCTGCAGTGGCTCGAGGACGCCGGTGTCATCGTCTGGAATCGCGGCGGTATCCGCGCCGGAGCGCCGACGGTCGGTTTCATCAAGATCGTTAAGCGCACCCTAGTCGATTGGGCGGTCGCTTTCCGGCGCGCCTCGGACGCCGAGGACCGACGCCGCAATGCCGAGACCCGTGCCCGTCTGCAGTTCTACCGCGTTCGTCGCAACACAGCTCGCCCTAAGCCGATCGACGCGGCCCATGAGGACATGACCTCGCCCCATTCCTCCCTACGGGATGAGGGGGCGTCTCACGCCGCCCCTCACTCCACCCGTGAACAGATTGTTTCGCCCACCAAGGAAGAAAGCATCATGCGCAATAAGTACAAGCCGACCTACACCGCCTACCTGTCCTCTACCTGCAGTCACGGAGACCAGGCCCCGGATCGGTGCAATCAGTGCAAATACCAAGCGATCATGCGCTCACAGCGAGCCGCCGAGGAATCTCGCCTAGCCGCCGAGCGTCGGCGCAAAGACGAGGAAAGCGAGCAGACCGGAGCGACCGGCTCCTCGTGGCCTCCGGCTTTCGTCTCCTACATGAATTCCACCTATCCCGATGCGCGCCCGGCCTCATGGGCTCGCCTCACCCTCACCGACTCCACAGCTAAGGAACTCCTCAATGCCTAACCGCCACACGCCGCGCCCTGACTCCCGAGCCGTCGTCGCCGACATTGCGACCGACATCGAGGCTATGGCCATGCGAGCCTACGAGCAGCTAAACGGCGCTCACCCGTATTCCATGAGCTCGCCGCAATTCCGTCTCGCCGGTCTGTCTCTACAGCTCGCGTCACTCGCTCGGCAGATGCGCGACGAGATAGCGGCATCATACCCGCCGCCGCCCAGCCCCTCGCCGATTGATCGGATCTACCCGTGAGTAAGTGGGGTGGTCGGAGGGTAGCGCAGATCAAATGGCAGGTCGCCGCCACGCATGGCACCACGTGCTACGTGTGCCGAGGGCCGATCGACATGAGTCGCACGTATCCCGATCCTCTCTCGGCATCAGTAGAACACGTGGTCCCTCGGTCGCTCGGCGGCGGGGATGAGATCGACGGGCTCCGGCTCTCTCATCTGCATTGCAACATCTCTCGCGGCGCTCGCCCGGTCAAGACGGCCCGTCCTCCGGTCCGCTCCGGCCTCGTGGCCGAGCTGTTTTAAGACGCCTACCCACAGGAAGCCCCGCCCCTCTCCTTCCGTCCCCCTCCGATTACCTCAAAAACGGGCCGAAACGGCAGAAAATCAAAGGAAACTACAGGAAAAAACCCATGGAACTAGCAGAAACCGGCCTATTACCGGGAATGGAGCCGCCGACCCCCATCCATGTGGTCGGTCCCGTCGAATCGCAGACCATCGCGGCCCTCACCGCCCTCCGAAAGGACGGACTCATCACCGGCAAATACGTCGCGATCGCCGCCACCCTCGAATCAACGGCCCGCGCAGTCGATAAGGGGATGCTCGGCGGCCCCAAGGGCGTGTCTGTCGCGACCGCGAACCTCGCGAAACTCCTCGTGGAAACGCTCGACGCCCTCCCGGAGCCGCTCACCGGTCAAGAACCCTATTTTGACGCCCTTGACGCCCAGATCCAAGCCCTCACCGCAAAGGCTCTTGCATGAACACTGTGCCCATTGCCCCGCCCGCCTACGCGACCCAGCGCAACCCGGAGCGCCCTACATTTGGCGGGCGCGTCGGTCACATCGCCGCCCACGTCATGGACACCCCCCTCATGCCCTGGCAACAGTACGTTGCCGACGTGGCCCTCGAGCTCGATCTCGAGCGCCCCGGCGAATGGGCATATACCACCGTCATTGTGTCCGTCCCGCGTCAGTCGGGAAAGACCGCGCTCATGCGCGCCGTCGCCGCCGACCGCCTCCTCTCATACCGCGACCACATTATTCAGATGACAGCGCAGACAGGCAAGGACGCCCGCAAGCGATGGGACCAGATCATTCAAGCGCTCGACGTGGATCACCACCCGCACGCGTTCAAGAAGTACGCATCAAAGGGAGCCGAGGCACTGACCTATAAACGCACCGGATCGACCCTCAGCCCGTTCGCGCCGACGCCGACCGCCGTGCACGGAGATTCACTCAATTTGGTCATGATCGACGAGGCTTGGGCGTTCGACGAGGAATCGGGCACCGCCCTCACAGCGGCGATCAACCCCACTTTCGCGACGGTCATCGACTCGCAATTGTGGATCGTCTCGACCAAGGGCACCGCGCGATCGGCGTACCTCAATCGACTCATCACGCAGGGACGCGCCGCCACCAAAGACCCGTACTCGAGGACAGCGTATTTCGAGTGGTCAGCGGATCCAGACCTCGCCGCCGCCGACCCCTACGGACGCGACACGCTGGCTTTCCATCCCGCTATTGGGCATACGCAGACGTTCGATAAGATCCTCACTCTCGGGCGCGACGAGCCCCTCGCGACTTGGAAGCGCTCCTACCTGAATCTCGAGGACCTCACCGGCGAGGCGAGCGTCATCGACCTCGCTATTTGGGACTCGCTCGCGACGCCGAGCGAACAGCTCGCCCCGCCCGGTCCCGGCCTCATCACCGTCGGCGTCGATGTCGCAAGCGACGGATCCGGCGCGACCATCTACGGAGCCTACCGATCCGGCGAGGACACCCAAGCCGTTTGTCTCGCCGCCCAATCCGGCACGATGTGGGTCACCGACGCGATCGCGCGCATGTACCACGCCGGATACACCGACATCGTCGCAGACGGTACCGGCCCGATGCGCACCGTCCTCGCCGAGCTCGAGGAAATGGGCATACCCGTCACCGTCGTCAATTCCCGCGAGTACGCCGCCGCCTGTCAATGGCTCATCGACAAGACCAAAGCCGGGACCGTGCACCACGACGGCGACCCAGCGACGCGCGCCGCCCTCGAGGACGCCGTCACCCGCCCGCTCGCCGGGACCATGGCATTTAGCGCGACAAAGTCACCGAAACCGATCGACGCGATCCGCGCCCTCGCCCTCGCCGCACACCGCGCCTCCTCGCGCCGTAATCGCCTACAACTGTTCTAAGGGTGGCAATGATGCACAACTCACAATACCGCCTCACGATCGACCGTGGCGCGTACACGTTCCTCGCCGTCTGCACGTGCGGTTGGCGCGACTTTATCCCCAGAATCTCGCATATCGAGGCTTGGCGAGCCGCCGCCGACCACGAGCGCGCGTGTCACGACGGGCGCGCCGCATACAAGGCATACAACCTCGCGCAACGCCGATACCTACGCGATTTGTAGACACCCCCGCGCACCATGGACCCCATGAACATCGCTCGACTCTTTGGGATCCAGCCCCGCGCCGACGTGACCGCACTGTCGCCGCGCGTCATGCCACCGGCGCGCGCCGACATCGTCGCGATCGACGAGATCCTCGGACTCGACGCCGTTTATCGCGCGATCGCCTACCTACAGACCCTCGCCGGACAGCTAACGATCGACACGTGGCGAGGAGATCACCCAACCGACTCGCCCCTCGTGGCCCGCCCCGACCCTTGGCGTACACAACGCCAATGGATCACCGAGACCGTCGCCGCTCTCTCACTCCACGGAAACGCATTTTGGCGGGTAGATCGCGACGATAAAGGCACCGTGATCGCGCTCATTAACATCGACCCCGCCCGCGTCACCGTCACCATCGACGCCGGGCAAGTCACGCACTACGCCGTAGATGGCAAGGCAGTCGATCGCCGCGACATCGCCCACCTCCGATACCTGTCGATTCCCGGCAAGCCCCTTGGGCTCGGACCGATCCAAGCGGCCTACCAGGGCCTCACCGGCCTCGCCCACGTGCAACGCTACGCCGATAACCTGTTTACCAGGGGCGGCACCCCGGCGGGCGTCCTCTCCACCGACCAGCCCCTCACGCGCGACGCCGCCGACGCCGCCGCCACGGAATGGATGGAAAAGCAAAACGCGGGCAAAACCGCCGTACTCGGACAAGGCCTCACATACCAGCCCATCGGAGTCAAGCCCTCAGAACTGCAGTGGCTCGACTCCCAGAAATGGGGCGTCTCACGCGTCGCACGGCTCTTTGGCATCCCGCCCGCCAAGCTCGCAAGCGCGATAGAGGGCGGTTCCATGACCTACAACAACCTCGAGACCGCGAGCCTCGACATGCTCCGCGACACCCTCATGGGATACATCAGCCCCATCGAGGACCAGCTCACCGCCCTCCTCCCGCGAGGCCAATCCGCACGATTCAACCTGAACGCCGTCCTCAGACCTGACACGAAAACCCGATACGAGGCCCACGCCCTCGCAATCAAAACCGGTTTTCTCACCGTCGATGAGGTCCGCGACATCGAGGGCCTCCCACCCCTCACCGCCACCCCCACACCTACACCCGCCGACACCCCCGAAAGCGAGGCCGTCTCATGAGGACCGCCGCCCTGACCCTGCCCCTCGAAACCCGATCCATCGACGAGGGGGCGCGCGAGTTCACCGCTATCGGCGTGCCCTACGGGCCCATCTATGACATGGGCTGGGGATACCGCGAGCGTTTCGAGCGTGGCGCGATCGACGCCGCCGACGCCGTCCTCGTGTACCAGCACTCCGAGCCGATCGGCACGATCACCAAGGTCCGCGATACCGACGAGGGCCTCGAGGTGACTGCCCACATCTCCCACACCCAGCGCGGCGACGAGGTGTATACCCTCATCCGCGACGGCGTACTCAAGTCTATGAGTATTGGTTTCGAGCTCATCGACGCACGCGAGGACACCGTCGATGGGCAGACAGTCAACACCATCACCGCCGCGAGAGCGATTGAATTCTCCGTCGTCCTCAATCCCGCTTACAAGGACGCCAAGATCACCGACGTCCGCGCCGCAACCCCCACCACCCCGAAAGGAACCCCACTCATGAGCAACCCCACCCCTGAGGTCACCGCCCAGGATCTCACCGAGATCCGCTCA